CTGTGGTGGTATGAACAAGGGTACCGGTCTTGCGTCGTCTCTCCTCCCCCGCGAAGTTGCGTCAGCCGAGGACTTTGGACAGTTTGCCCCAGAAGACATCCTTGCGGGACAGAACTTCCTCGAGCCCCGCAAGCAGATCGGCTTTCCTGAGACTGTTGGTGGTGCCCTCCGCAACGCGAACCAACAGATTCGCAAGGATCCCCCTAACCCCAAGGAACCTTTCGTGTGGAACAATTCCACCATCGTCCCCGATCTCATGCAGCGTGGTCTCTGCGCTTAAAGATTTGATCCAATTAGTATGTAATTAATATGACAACCGTTGCACCTGATCTCTCCGAGAATGTATCTAAACTGGTAGAGCTCACAAAACAATTAGCTGAAGCGAAATCTGACATCAAAATCCTTAGTCAGGAAGAGAAACGTCTCAAGGAAAACGTAAAAAAGCATATGGTCGAACAGGGTATCGATACCATTAATCTCAGGAAAGGTAAAATTAGCATCCGTAAATCCGTCAGGAAGTCAGGTATGAACAAGGATGCTATAAAAGATGGACTCATGACATTTTTCGGTGGAGACGAAACAAAGGTCGAAGGAGCCCTAAATGCCATTAAAGATGGACTTAAAACCAAAGAATCTACATCTATTTCATTAACAGGTATAAAAGAAACACCCGAGAAAGAAGATAAGTAAAGCATCATGGTTTGGAGCCAATACGTATATGAAGCCTCAAATGGATTTGATCCCGATGTCAGCGATGATGACGGGATCGATGACGATCACACTCCTCCGAATATCGAAGACTGGGAAGTCGAATACTCAGACGAACTATGGCACATGTGGAATACTATGCGAACACTCTTGTATGATGCCCAAATTGAACACTCAGGGGAATTCTGTGACTTTGTCGAATTTTGCTACGTGGAGCATGACCATTCTAACGAACGGGACGAAGATACAGAATGGTACGATGAACACCTGTCCCATATATGGAAGAATGTCAGGCGAATCATACATAACAATCATCTCCATGGGGAAATGATGCGAGGTGCCACATTCTATCACTTTACATGTTTCATGAAAAAATATATACATCTATATTAAATGTTTCCCGATATCACGTCCCAGAAAGTCGCTATCCCCGCTGCCCTTTTTCTCGCGCTCAGCCCCGGTGTTCTCGTGACCACCGCCGGCAAAAACGTCAAGTTCGCGAACGGCAAAACCAACCAGATGGCTGTTTTTTTCCACGCACTCGTGTTCTTCCTTGTGTTCAGTCTCGTCGCCAAGGCCATGGGTCTCGTGCTCACTAAGACCGACCTGCTCGTCACTACCGCACTCTTCCTGGCCCTCAGCCCCGGTCTCCTTCTCACGTTGCCCCCGGGCTCGGGTGGTGTGTTCCGTTCCGGTCAGACCAGCCTCCCCGCGGTATTGACCCACGCGATCGTCTTCGCGGTGGTTTTCGCGCTTTTGCGTCGCCAATTTCCTCAGTTCTACTAAGTAAGAAGATGAAGTATCTCGTACTTGGTCCGGCATCTATGGGAATATTCTCACTCATTGGAGCACTAAAAGCTCGTGAATCTTCACTCGCGGACGTGAAGGAAATATCCGGATCTTCAGCGGGTGCGATTTTAGCGTTATTTTTGGCGGTCGGTATGTCGATGGATGAAATTTTGGATACATCACTCTCATTAAATATCCCCAATTTTGTTAAAATACGCTTGGGCTCATTTTTTAACAAATTTGGTTTTGTTGATATGGGTCCAATTCGTAAAAAGTTGGTGGATATATGTAACGGAGATCCAACGTTCGCAGAATTGGAGACTAAAATATACATATCAGCTTATTGTCTAAACAGTGCGGAAACTGTTTATTTTTCCCGTGATACACACCCAAACATGAAGGTCATAGATGCTGTGTGTATGAGTATGGCTGTACCATTCATATTCGCGTGTGGGACACATGATGGTAAAACGTACATCGATGGTGGTACAAAAGAAGATTACCCTCTAGTTCCATTTCTTGGTAAAAAATCACACGAAGTTACGTGTATTAAGATTATCATGGACAAAATGTACCAGGAAAATATAGATACTCCCAAACAATTCATAGATTCACTCGTTCGTTCAGCTCTTACAAATAGAGAGACGTATACGACACCCATAGAAATCGTAGAAATTAATGTAAGAGATACGAATGTATTTGATTTCAATATGGAATACGAAGAAAAGTTAAAATTGTACACTATTGGATATTCGACATAACACTTTTTTTATCAGTTTACTATATATGATTGAGGTTTGCGATCCCGACGTAGATCTCGATGTCCTAAAAAAACTCATTAAGATGAATACAGGACACACTATTAAATTGACAAAAGAACAAATATGTCAAGTCTATGACGATATCAAGGCGGGAAAGTTACCCCTCCCCCCATTGATTATGAGTTCTAATAAGACTTACCTCGTAGATAAGAAATCCCCATTGAAACCCGTCGATTACGACATTCTATTCAATTCCTCGTCGAAACGTGATGAAATTAAACGGGTTGCCCGTAAAGTTGGGATCAAACAGATGGAGCAGATGACGAAGAGTCAAATGATTGATTCTATCGGTAAGCGTCTCAGATACATGAAAGTTCATGAACCCGTGAAGATTGGGAAAAAGTATTCACCCCCAGTCAAGAAGGAACAATTTAATAACACAGCAGTGTTCAATAACACAGCAGTGGGGAATAATTTCAATAACACAGCAGTGGGGAATAATTTCAATAACACAGCAGTGAAGACGAATAACTTCAAGAACACTATAGTAGCCAACAATTTCAATAACACAACAGTGAAGACGAATAACTTCAAGAACACTATAGTAGCCAACAATTTCAAGAACACCACTCCCACTCCACAAATAAAGTTCCCTAAAGGTGGTCTTCTCATGAAAGGTCAGAGACCAAAATTTCTTAACGGTCAGGTGAGTGCAGTTAAGAAACCCAATAAATCATTTTTTGTTGGACTTTTTGATAAAAAGAATTTTATTTCAACTAAAAAGTTTAACGGTGAAAAAAAAGGTTACGTTTTTAAAACTGATAATCAGGGATTAGGATATTACAAAAATAAAGGATCTAATGTTCCATTCCCCGGGGGGCAAGGACCTCTACCCACTCCTAACGTGCCCAAGGTCCCAAACGCACCCAAGGTCCCAAACGCTCCTAATGTGCCAAACGCACCAATTGTGGAGACGAATATCAAACTCGATATAGCGGCTAATCGAATCAAGAAGATTGGTTTGAAAAGAGAGAAACCATTTCTCAATAAGTTGGGAGTGGGTGGTGTGAATCGTCAAAGTGTCATAGATGAAGCCATAAAGTATGGCGAACTTGAGAGTGAATTCATATCAAAGATTGGTAAGATGTCACTCTCAAATGCGAATCGACAGACTCTTATCAATCGCATGATAAATGATAATTTGAGACAGTTAGAAGCTGAAGCGCAACTCAAATCGGATGAAATGAACAATGTTATGAAGACGAATGAACAAAAGATGAATATAATCCTGGCGACGCTCCCGTTTATTAACAACGCGAGTAAATTGTCATTCAAGTCAAGATCGAAAGCTGAAGGTGCGAATATAAATAGTCTCATCAACGAGGCTAAAAAGGAAAACGAGACCAAGCGTGATACTTTCATTGATACACAGAAAAAGAAATTCATGGGTATGGTCGTCAATGTCAAACTTTCAAATAATGATAAGAAGAGTCTCGAAGATTTAATTGATAATAAGACAAATTTAAACTCGTTGAAGAATCGCGCAGAAAAATTAGTCGAACAGAAAATCAAAGAAAAGAAATCTCTCGTGAAGCAGAACCTTCTCACATATCTGACACCTTTGAAAATTAATCAAACTAACAAGAATAGTTTCCTCACACGTTTCAATGCGGGTGAAAGTATAAACATACTCAAACGAGCCGCGAAAGCGCGTGCGGAGGAAGTGTCTCGCGGACAAAGTGAAAATGTGAGAACTCGTCTCGTTAAAAACCTCAATGCACTAAACCTGAATTCCCAGAATAAAAATACAATCATGAGTAAGTTCAATAACGGAAACAAAAACATTGGCAAACTTGTGGAAGAAGCTAAAAAACTTAAGAATCAAAGAAATACTAGAACGCTGAACACTGAAAAACAGCGACTGACTACTCTCGCTAAACAATTAGGTGTAAATATAAACGTCTCAACACTCACTACACTTAATCGTGTAGCACTTCTTGAAAAGCGGATTAGAAATGCGGGTGACGAGAAGGTCAAGGGCACATTTACTGAAAAGGTTCGGGCTTTATCAAAAATAGCCTCCAATATGAACTTGAATAGCAACATACAATCTAATATTCTTAAACTCAAGAATGACTCCGAAGTCAATGCCATGAAGGTCAGGATCATCGGTGTGGGTAAAAGTAAGCTGTCCAATAGGGCAACGTCACTGAATGTTAATTTTTCCACGAATATTGAGAGAGTCAATAATGTCACTAAACTTACCCCTCTTAAGACCAAAATAAATAATGAGGGTAAAACTAAAAAGGATACCAAAAACATGAAAGAACTTCAACAACTCACTACAAAAAGGAATGAGTTGAAAAAATACATGAACGCAAATTCAGTTTTAACACAAAATAAAAAGAATGCTTTCATTCAACAAGTAAATTTAAATGGTGTGAATCTTATCGAACTTCGTAAAGAATTCAATTCTGAAATACAAAAAGTTAAAAATGAAAAACGAGCTAAAAATTTAGATGAATTGGAACAATACTTGCAGCCACTCAATATCAATAAGTCGAAGTTTATTCAACGTTTCAAAAATTCTAACATTTCCCTATCGAATATCAAGATTGCTATTAACAAGGAAGTGACTGAAAAAGGTGATCATCTCACGAGTAAAAAGCGCACACTCGCGAACAAGATTGATGAAGCCAAGCGGTATAACGTTGCGTTCAATTTCAACACGAATACAAACACATTAAATTCATCTGAAAAGATTATGGGATTGAACCGTAAGATTGATTCAGTCGTCAAGGGTGTGATCAATAAAGGTAGAAACAACCTTTCTGATAAGATTATTAATGCTAATGTGAAGAATGAATTGATGAACAAAGTGACTGCCATAAAAACACTCAAAAATCTAAAGAATGTTCAAAGCCAAATTGAGACCACCATAACTGCTAAGAAGGGTCTCAAGAAAGAAGAGATTTCCAAGTACATGAAAAGCTTGGGTCTCAACAACCAAGAAATTCAAGTAGTTGTCGGTCGTAACCTTAGTCTAAATGCGAGTCGTCTAATGGCGAATGACATTTTAGACAAGAAAAAGAGACTCGAACTTACCAAACTTTTAGATGAAAAGAATGTTCCGATTATCGACCGAAAACAATTTTACAATAAAATTACAAAAAAAAATAGAGTAAAAAATATTAGTGGAAACATTGATGATTACATCCGTCGGAAGAGTCGCGAAAACGCGAATAACGTTGGATTGGTTCTCAACAAGTACAATCTCAAACCGGAAAACCGGGAAGCTATATTAAATAATTGGGATTTCTTTGAAAATATGACTACTATCAATGTGAAAAATAGAGCATCCACACTTGCGAATAGTTTCAAGAAAGAAAAAGAAACTGCTTTGCGACGATACATGACGGAGGATCTGAAACTCAAAGAGAATGATATCGAAACAATTATGAAAAATTTCAATCTGAACCCCAAAAATATGGAGTCTCATAGGAAAAAGGCTAAAAATATTCAAAACAGTTCGGGTGAAAAGAATCGTCTCACTGAACGCATCAGAAAGGCTCGCGAGGAAAATAAAATGAACCTAAAGTTCAATGTTAACAAGGAAAACTTGAAAACACTCAATGCTAAGATCAATCAGGCGTACATCGGTAAGGGTAAGAAGAATCTTTCCCGTCGGGCACTCAACAAAAACATCAACATCTCGGATGAGCTTAATACCGTCAAGACGATGAACAATATTCAAAAATTGAAGAATAAATTGAATGGGATCATTGGGGGTAAGAAAAAAGAAGATCTCAGGAAACTCGAAGAAGTCATCAAGAACTTGAACCAAGAAAATAAAAATAGATTCTTACAAAAGTTCAAGAATCAAAACATCTCTTTGAATACTCTTTTACAAAATGTTGAAAAACTAAAGAAAAATAAAATGAACAAAAACTTTGAAGGTAAAAAACAAGAACTTTATAAATATTTAAATGAAAATCTCAACCTCAACGTGAAGGATCGTAACACTATCATGTTTGACTTCAATACATTTAAGAATCTCGATGCCATGAAACAAAGAGGTAATGCACTCAAAAAGACTCGTGCGAGTGAAAAGATTGTAGAGAATCGCAAGAAGCTTGAAGAACTCTTGAAACCTATGAATTTGACAGAAGAAAATAAGACCACTCTACTCAAGAAGTTTGATAATACACCTGGGGATTTGGAGTCATTCGAAGCGAATGCCAAGTCCTTGATTGAACAGCGAAAGAATGAAAAGCGTTCCAGTGAGCGTGCATCACTCATGAACTACATGAACACTTTGGGACTTTCAGGTGAAAATAAGAATATGATCACTGGATTTTTCAATCAATCACCAAATAAGACACTCAACTCTGCAAAGAATAATGCTTCGACTATAAAACAAACACGCGAACAAGAGAGACTCGAAAATACTATTAAAAAAATGTCATACATTTCCGAAAATAACAAAACCAAATTGCGTACAAATCTCAAATCAGGTATGAATATTAACCAGGTGATAAACTCGGTGAAGCGTATAAACGCAGTTTCAAAATCAAAGAAGGCTACTGAACAGAATGTAATCGATTATGTCACTGGTAAAAATCTGGGTGAAAATGGTAACAAGCTTATCAAAAATTTCAAGAATGGTCTTCTCACTGTGAATAAGGTTAGGGAGGAAGCCACCAAGAAGAGGGCTTCTCTGAATGCAGATATCGTCACAGAAAAGAAGAAGAATATCCGAGATTTCATGAAAAATACACTTCTTACCGATAAAGAAAAGAATGGATTCATCAACCGGGTCGTTTTGGATACCAATCTCAGTAAATTGGAACAAGACATCCAAAAAGTCGATAAGGAACGTAAGGATAAACGTGCTATATTCGCCGGTAAGCAATCTGAGTTACAAGTGGTACTCAATGGTCTAACAAATTTGACCATGAACCAGAAGACGAAGTTTATGAGTAGAGTTAAGAATGTAGGTACTAACATTGAATCCATTAAACGTGAAGCCCAACGAATCGACGATGCTAAAAAGAAGGGTAAGCAAAAAACGAGTATCCGTACCGCCAATAAAACAGAAAACAACTTCAACGCGGGTAAAGCTTTGAACATTCTCAATAAACAGCGTGCCGGTGAAGCTAAGCGCAAGGAAAGGGCGATGGTGAAAAATAACTCAAATGCTATATATACACTCGATACACTCAATACAATGAAGGATGCTCGGGAACTCCAAAACTACGTTCGTTCGACATCTTTACCCGAAAAATTGAAGAAGTCGTATCTGGCTCAATTAAACAGACCCGGAACAAACTTGAGGGCTATCCGTGGTCTCGTCGAGGTGAATATTCGCGAGGACGCGACATCTAAACTCAAGAAGATCAAAGGTCTCATAAATGCGGATATCAAAGAGTTCGCGGAGACGCGGAACTTCAACAAAGCCCGAAAGAGGGGTGCTGGTCGTCTCGAGGGTACGAGTGTGACAAAGGAACGCGCGAAACCCGAAAAACCGAACACCTTCAACGCCTCTACCGCATTCAATAACTTAAACCTAAAACCCAAAAGAAACGCACTCATAAAGAAGGCGAAAAATGTGATCACCAATCCTTTCGGACGAATCGGTAAATGGAATCCGGCGATCACGAATGCTAAGACGATGAACGAACTCAATACTATCGAGAAAAACTTGAATGCTCGAGTTAAATTGAGAAACAATATTAAGAGAAGTACGCTCACTCCCAAGGAACAACGTGAATATACCACAATGGTGATGAAACTCAATAAAAATGTCAAGAATACCCGGAATCTCTTTGAAAGGGGTGTGAATAAAAAGGTTTCAAATGTCACGGGACCCCTCATGAAGGGTATTCTGAACAAGGTGGTGGCTAACAATAAAGGTAGCTTCAATGGTGGTTTGAGACTCGGGAACAATAACAAGCCAAACATGAAACCTAACCCCACATTTGAGAAAATTACTAACGCGGATAAGAAACCACTTATTTCTGCTATCAACACACTCAAGAAATTACCTCAAGCTAAGAAAACTACGTTCAAGGGTCAGCTTGATACTGCGTTCAAGAATCAAAATCTCAACAAGATGAAAGAGATTAGGAATAAGGCAGTCATGGAAAACCGGGAGATTTCAGAAAAGGAAAAACGAAACAAAGAAGAAGCCAAGAGAGTTGTGATATTGGAACCTAAACCAATCATGGTTAATAATCCCATATTTGAGAAAATTACCAATGAAAATAAGAAACCACTTATTTCTGCTATCAACACACTGAAGAAATTACCTCAAGCTAAGAAAACTGCGTTCAAGGGTCAGCTTGATACTGCGTTCAAGAATCAAAATCTCAACAAGATGAAAGAGATTAGGAATAAGGCAGTCATGGAAAACCGGGAGATTTCAGAAAAGGAAAAACGAAACAAAGAAGAAGCCAAGAGAGTTGTGATATTGGAACCTAAACCCCCTAATACACCCAAGCCCAATAAGCCTTCATTTAGAGGTCTCGTTCAAAAAAATAAGAACCAACGGTTCATGAACGGTGTAAAAATAGCGTCTCAAAAGGTGGCAATCAGTCAAGCCAATGGAGTGGAACGTAAGAAATTGGCAGTGAAATACGCACCAAGGACACAGGCCAATGTATCCAAAGCTAATGGTTTTGGTAAGATATTCAAGAGTAATGTTAGAAAAGAAGCTGAAAAAGCTGCCAAATCGGCTAAGAAATATATATCTGAAACTGAAAAGATGCGTGCGAAAGCTCGAGAAAATAAGAAGTTCAACAATTCACTCGCAGAAAAGAGGCGAATTTTGAGAGAAAGAGAAGCTAAGTCAGCCACAAAAAAGAAATAATGTAAGTAAAAATGAATGAATATGACGACTGTACCGTGACTACCGACATGCATCTCAGCGACGATGTTGCCGATTTCATCGAAAAGGGTCTTAACGGGGATGCGGATGTAAAGGAATGGTGTGACAATAACCTCGATAATATCGCAGAGATATATGAGAAGTACGGGCATTCGTACATGTCATACAGGGATGCGGAATTGGTGTTATTATTTGCGAAAACGTTATACGAGAATGAGATTTCAGACGCACACGAAAAGTTGTCTCTATTTGTAGCGTGCCAATATTAGATTGTAATTTAAAGAAATAAACTTCCTTTAACTTAATGGAAAATTGTGATGTATGTTGTGAAAAATTAAATAAGATAAATCACAAAAAAGTTAAGTGTCCTTTTTGTGATTTAACGAGTTGTAGAACATGTTCTCAAAGATACACACTTTCATCTTTCGAAGATCCACATTGTATGGGGTGTAAGACTTTATGGAATCGGGAATTTGTAGATTCATTTTGTACCAAATATTTCCGAAACACAGAACTTAGACGACATCGTGAGAATGTTCTATTTGAAAGGGAAAAGGCGCTCATGCCTGAGACGCAGCCCGAAGTTGAACGAATTATACAGATGCGGAGACTTCGTCGTATAATTCGAAAGCAAAAGGAGCGTCTAATGGATCTTCATCAAGTGTATCAAGCGGGGTATGAAGTTACTAACCAAATACCACCAGAAATGCAGACACTCTATCGAGAAATGGAAAACACCTATCGTCATTTAGAACAACTTCGAAATCATGGAACACTAGTAGATGCAGAACCTAGACGTTTTGTTCGTCAGTGTCCAATCGAAGAGTGTAAGGGGTTTTTAAATGAAGAATGGTTTTGTGGATTATGTGAGTGTAAATATTGTAAAGGTTGTAACGAGATCCTCACTGAAGATCATGTATGTGATCCAGAAACGGTCGAAACCATGAAACTTTTAAATAAAGATAGTAAATCATGTCCAAAATGTGGAACGGTCATACATAAAACGAGTGGATGTGCTCAGATGTGGTGCATCAGTTGCCATACCGCGTTTAATTGGCGAACGGGTGAAATTGAAACTGGGCGAATACACAACCCGCACTTTATAGAATTCAAGAAGAAGACGATGATGTCTCGGGAACATGGAGACATCCCATGTGGAGGTGTGCCAACATTTAGGGAACTTCGGGAGATGGGAGCTACCAATGAGATACTTCAATATGCGATGGTGGTACATCATGTCGAACGAGAAAATATATATCTTGATACGAGACCCATTGAAAATTTACACGTTCGTGTAGGGTATATGCTCAATGATATAGATGAAATAGAATTTAAACATTATTTACAGCGTCAAGAAAAATACAAAGAGAAAAATCGAGATCTTTCTAATATTTTTGAAATGATTGCAAATACAGGGGGTGATATTCTCAGACAATATATACTCGAACCACAGCGTCACGATGAAATTATACACTTGTTACAACAAATTGTAGAATACGGAAATGAAATTTTTGAAACAATTCGAAAAAGGTATAATTGTAAGTTACCAAGAAATATTTTTGTGTGAGTACAATAAGATGATACTCATACTATTTTTAATCATATTGGTCATTTATATGTTACCAGTGTACCCACGACCTAGAATATACCACAATTTTATAACACCTGAGGAAAGGAAATATATCATAGAGAGTGCCAAAAAAGAACTCCGCCCATCTGTCCTTTCTGAAGATCGATACATAGATGAATCTATCCGTAAAAGTGAAACCGCTTGGTTGACTCGGGAAGATCCAATTGTTGAAAATATCATGATGAGATGTTTAAAGCACACCGACAGACCACTTCAGAACTGTGAAAAGCTTCAGATTCTTAGATACAAGTCAGGAGGGTACTACAAACCTCACCAAGATGCATTTGAAGATGATAGTAACATGAGACTCCACACATTCATATTAGCACTCAATGACGACTATGAAGGTGGTGAGACTGTATTTCCAAATATAGGGAAAGAGTATAAGCTTAAGGCGGGTGATGCACTGTTCTTCGACACACTTGACAACTATGAATGTATGACATCCAAGGCTTTACATGGTGGGAAACCTGTAAAGTCAGGGGAAAAGTGGATATGTAATTTATGGGTGAGGAAGTATCCTTATTAAAGATTAAATATGTAATTTTATAAATGGTATATAAAGAACCTCAAATTATAAAAAATTTTTTAACACATGAAGAATGTGACTTCTTAATTAATTTTGAAAAGGAAAAACTTAAACAATCACGAATTGGACTTGGTATAGATACTCGAACTGTTACAACATTTAGAAATTCTTTACAAAAATGTCACGCCATGGATTCTGATAAAGTTATTGCATCAGTCATGGCTAAATGTTCCAACATAATTAACATACCATTGAATTTTTTTGAAATTATTAATATAGTTAAATATGAGACTGGTGGGTTTTTTAGACCACATAAGGACGGAGTGGGTCACGATGTGGATCGAATAGCCACATTCTTGTTATATCTAAATGACGATTATGAGGGTGGTGATACACGTTTCCCAAAATTAAACAAGAGTTACAAACTCGAAAAGGGTGATGCACTATTCTTTCATAATTTTAATGAAGATTTGTCGGAAACAAAGTACTCAATCCACGAGGGTTGTATAGTTACAAAAGGTGAAAAATGGGTCGCCAATATTTGGGTCCATAAAAAGCCTATTATACGGTATTAATATACTTAAAATCTTTATTCCATATTAAACTATGAAATGCTTCGCAACTTTTTCCGAAAACAGTCTCTACAAGATAAAGTTGGCAAAGACTCGTAAGAATGTTCTTGAAGCTATGTACCAGCGACCGAGTATCGTGGAGGTGCGTCCTATTAGGGAAAATCTGAGACTTCGTTTACGTTTCACTGAAGCGATAAAAGAAGCACAGGAAATGTGTGAAATGGATAAGGATTCGTCGGAGTGTCATTGGGCTTGGTACGAGGTGGATGAATTAGAGGATTCTATGCTACGTCTATACCCCTATAGATGGTAACATTTGGTGGATCATCATCATACCCATAATACTGAATCGATACCCCAAAGAGATCTATCATTTCCGGATTAACTTCTTCATTCATGTATCTTTTCCAATTTTGTAAAGTTGTGTGGAAATATTCAACACCATCCTCTGAAAATGCACAAATACGCATGAATGGCCTACTGCGTAGCTTTCTCATATATTCATAAACAGCCTCAGGTAAAGGTGTTGTTCTATTATATACTGATTTTAACACGTCGACAATGTAATATCCATGTGAATCGCAAATTATATTTACCTGCATTTTAGGAAACCCCTTGATATACACTTCAAAATCCGCATTACTGGGGA